ACGACTTAACCGGCAAAGTAATACGCCAGATGGCCCGTGACCCCTTGGCCGATAAATGGGAGGTGGTAGAATTTCCCGCCCTCCTACCCGAAACCGACAACCCCCTGTGGCCGGAGTACTGGTCTAAGGAAGACCTTATTGCCGTGCGGGCCAGTTTGTCCGTAGCCAAGTGGGAAGCCCAATGGCAGCAGCGCCCCACCAGTGAAATCAGCGCCATACTCAAACGCCAATGGTGGCAAAAGTGGGAGCACAAAGAACTCCCCCACCTGCACTACGTAATGCAGTCTTACGACACCGCCTTTAGCAAAAGCGACCAAGCCGACTACAGCGCCATTACCACTTGGGGCGTGTTTTACCCCCAAAAGGAAGGCCCCCCGCACCTCATCCTGTGTGATGCTCGGCGTGGGCGGTGGGATTTTCCGGAGTTGCGGCGCATAGCTATGGAAGAATTCAACTACTGGGAACCCGAAACCGTCCTCATCGAGGCCAAAGCCAGCGGTATGCCCCTTACGCAGGAGTTACGCCAGATGGGCATACCTGTAACTAATTACACCCCCAGCCGAGGGAACGATAAATTCACCCGCGTTAACAGTGTGGCTCCCATGTTTGAGTCTGGCATGGTGTGGGCACCCGACACCGTGTGGGCTGAAGAAGTCATAGAGGAGTGTGCGGCGTTTCCCGCTGGGGAGCATGACGATTACTTAGACACCGTTGCGCAGGCTATACGCCGTTTTAGAGAAGGCGGCTTTATTGCCCACCCCGAGGATTACGAACCCCACGAAACCCCACCCCGTAAGCGCGTGTACTATTAGCTTAATTTATGGTAATTTTGACCCACTTTTGGGAGTACCATTTGTATGGCCCGTGACCCGCTCAGCTCAAACAACATCGACAAGGCCCTAATCCGTGCGCCAGCCACCGCTAATAGTTTAGAAGAGGCCGAAATCCTCGAACAAGAGAACGCCCTGTTCTCCGACCAGCCCGTAGAGGTGGAAATCGAAGAGAATACCGAGGAAGGCGGCGCTACCGTAAACTTTGGTCCCACGCCGGATATGGATGCGGCCAACGCCCCGTTTGACGCTAACCTTGCCGAAACCCTAAACACCGCAGAGCTTGGTGTTATAAGTTCGAAGATACTCTCCGCTTACGAAGATGATAAAAGTTCCCGCGAAGACTGGGAGGACACTTACAGCAAGGGGCTTGAGCTATTGGGCTTGCGCTACGACAACCGCACTGAACCCTTTGCGGGTGCAACAGGGGTAATACACCCGTTGCTTAACGAGGCGGTAACGCAATTCCAGGCTGGGGCGTACAAGGAGCTAATACCGGCTAATGGGCCGGTAAAAACCAAGATAATTGGTGCCTCCAGTGCCGAAATGGACGCCCGTGCCGACCGCGTAAAAGACTACATGAATTACCAAATCATGTACGAAATGGAGGAATATGAGCCCGAATTCGACCAAATGCTCTACTATTTGGGGTGTGCGGGGTCGGCGTTCAAAAAGGTGTATCAAGACACCCAACTAGGTCGCCCTATTAGTAAATTTGTCCCCGCAGAGGACTTAGTGGTGCCTTACACCGCTACAGACCTTAAAAATGCCGAGCGTGTTACCCATTTTATAAAAATGTCCAGTAACGAGGTGCGTAAACTACAGGTTTCGGGCTTTTACAGGGATGTGGACATAGTCCCCATGGGGGCGGAAAGCCCCTCCGAGGTCACCGAAGCGTACAACAAAATCGAAGGCACGCAGCCCAGCTACGCCGAAACCGACGGCGAAGTCACCCTACTCGAGTGCCATTGTTATTTGGACTTAGAGACTTTTCCGGACACAGGCCCCACTGGTGAGCCTACGGGTATAAAACTGCCCTATATAGTTACCGTTTGTAAGGATAACAGCGAAATTCTTGCCCTGCGGCGTAATTACATGGAGCAAGACGTTAGAAAGCAAAAAATAGACTACTTTGTGCATTACAAATTCAGCCCCGGACTAGGGTTTTATGGCTTTGGCCTAATACACTTGTTGGGGAACTTGTCGCGCACGGCCACCAGTACTTTACGCCAGCTAATAGACGCAGGCACCCTGAGCAATTTGCCCGCTGGTTTTAAGGCTAGGGGTATGCGTATATCCGATGATGACACAGCTATTCAACCCGGAGAATGGCGCGATGTAGACGTCCCCGGTAACAACTTGCGGGAGTCTTTATTGCCCTTACCCTATAAGGAACCAAGCACTACGCTGTTTAACCTTATGGGGTTTGTTGTTGCGGCGGCGGAAAAATTCGTTGGTACGCAGGAAATTGGCGTGGCCGAAGGCCGTGGCGACTTACCCGTAGGCACTACCGTAGCTTTATTAGAACGCGGCAGCAAGGTAATGAGCGCAGTGCATAAGCGTTTACATGCGGCGTTAAAGAATGAGCTGAAACTACTGGGGAATTTGTTTGGTGAGCTGGCCGCAGAGCAGCCCGAATACCCCTACGCGGTGCAGACTCCCAGCCCCACTTTGTTTGCCGAGGACTTTGGCCCCGAAATAGACATTCTCCCCGTAAGTGACCCCAACATCTTCAGCATGGCGCAGCGTATTATGCTGGCCCAAGAACAACTAACCATGGCTACGTCTAATCCGGGGCTACACAACATGCACGAAGCCTACCGCCGGGTTTATTCGGCTTTGGGTATAGACAATGTTGACGAAATACTAAAACCCGAGGAAGAGCCAAAACCAGAAAACCCTGCCATAGAAAACGGCAGAGCTCCCCTTGTATTAACTGGTGCGGGTAAGCCTTTGCAGGTGTTTGCGGACCAAGAACATGATTCCCACATCGAGGCCCACACGGCCTTTATGCAGAGTAAAATAGTGCGTAGCCAAATGGCGGTATACGCTTTGATGGTGGGGCATATATACGAGCATTTTTCCTTCAAGGCCGAAGCCCAAGCCGCCCAAGAGCTACAACAACAGGGTATACAACCCAGCGAAGAAACACGCCCCCAATACGAAGCCCGTGTTGCCCAGCTTATTGCAGAGTTCACTAAGCAATTTAACCAAGTGGAAGAGCAACAACAGGGCATGGGGGATGAAGACCCGCTGGTTGCGCTTAAGCAGCGAGAGTTGGACATTCGCGAAGGCGAACTGGCCCGTAAGTCCCAGGAAGACCAGAACCGCTTGACCTTTGACAGAGAAAAACAACAACAAAACGTAACCATGCAGAAGGAAAAGATAGACTCCACCGAGGATATTGCCCAACTTAGGGCAAATATAGCCTTAGACCGCACACACAATGCTCCACAAAGAGGAGAGTAAAAATGCCTACACCTAAAAAAGCAGGTAAAGTAGAATCAGGGATGACTGTTTTTGCCGCCGCTGGCGAATACACCATTCCTTATGCCGAGATTAAGGATTCCAACGTAAAAGTAACAAAAGCACCCAAAGGCACCCAACAGGCCAAGGGGCGTGGGGCAGCTTTTGCAGGAGTGGGCTTTAAGGTACGTTAGGCTAAAGTGGCCTAGATGAATATTAGTCTTGTTCTTGGGGGGCTTTTACTGGTAGTAGTTGGAGGTGCTTACTTTTACATTAACATGCAAAAGGCACAGATAGCGCAGCTCCAAGTGGAGGTGCAGACTGCCGTAAACAATCAACAAGTGCTGGAAAGCACTATTACCCAACAAAACACTCAGTTACAAGAGAACCTTGAACGCCAGCGGCAGAATCAGGTTCGTATAGCAGAACTTTCTGAGGCCAACGATCAGGCTCGCCAAGAAGTAACAGAGATGAGGAACACTTTCGCCCGACATGACCTGAATAATCTGGCTATTGCTAGGCCGGGATTGATTGAAGGCGTTGTTAACCGAGGCACAGCGCAGGTACATCAGCAGTTTGTTGACTTAACCAATCCACGACAGTTCGATGAAGTTCCTGCTGCTGAGTAGTGTAGTGGCCCTTAGTGGCTGCTCCACTCTGGGCAATCTGTTTAGTAGTCCTCCCGCCGTTCCGCAAGTTGCTCCAGTGGAAATCATTACAATTACTGAGCCGGCTCCGATGTATCACCCGAACCTTCCTGAAGGTGTGACTCCTGCCGAGATTGAATGGATTGTACTGAATCCTTCTGTGATGCGGGAGTACATCGAGAACTATGATGCGGGTGACGCACCGGCGGTAGCTTATTATGGTTTGACTGCTCAAGCGTATGAGAATCTTGCTAATAACCTAACTGATATAAGACGATATATCAGGCAGACATTGAATATAATCCAGTATTATAGAGAAAATGATCCAACACGAGAGGAAGAAGAATAAATTTTGTTCACAATATTGGATAAGGAGGAGAAAATGGATGAGCCAATCAAGAAAAAAATTGATCTTGAAGTGGAAATTACTCCTAATAATATCGGTGTTAATCCTTATCATCGCTGGATACATTTGGCTAGAACTGTTGATGCTTGGCGCATTTTCCCCCGTGTTTTTGTAACTGTTTACATAGTGCTTCTCTATGATGTTGTAACGTGGTTCATGACTATAGAGGAACCTAATCTTGAGCAGAGCGCATTGGTGTCAATAGTTGTGGGCGCGATGGCCGCAGTTTTTGGAATCTATGCTGGAACCTCCGGTCAGTCCAAGAAGTTCAAGGGTGAGGAGGAGCCATGAATGAAGCTCTCTCACTGATCGGGGACGTAGGGTTTCCGATTGCGATTGCCTTGATTGCGGGCTTTTTCATATTCCTGACCATCAAGTACATCTTGGAGTCGGTTATCGGTCAGGTGAACGGAATTCATGGTATTGTCCAAGCTCTTGATAATAGAGTAAAAACCATGAACCATGACATCATTCGCCTAGATGCTACCATGTGTAGCGTATTGGGAATTAGACCTGATCTAAACAGGATTGCCAGAGCTGATGGGAAAGAAGATGCCAGAAGGGATTGATGGAAGGCATCACCACAGCTATTGGCGAGTACGGCTTCCCCATTGTTTCGGCAGTGGGTCTGCTCTATATGATTTATTTTATATGGAATTTTATTACCAACAATATAAAGGCAAAGCTGGCAGAGGCTAACACTACGCTGATTGCGCTTATAGATCGTATACGGATGTTGGACAATGACATCATACGATTACAACAGAAACTGGACACAGTGATTGAGATAAGAGAGGTAAGTAAGGATGAAGCCTATAAAAATGACACCGATACTAACAGCTAGAACCGTGATTGTGGTGGCTGTGATAGCGGCTATTTTTTTCTCCTTTTCCGCGTCAGCAACAGACCTTGTATTTCAGTTTAAGAACCCTTCATTCAATGGTGCAGGGCAGTCTGCCCATTTTCTGACCATTGACGAGCAGGAGCGGAGCCGCAAACAGGCTATTCGTGAAGAGATTGAATCGAAAGCCAGTGAGCTATTAAGGGATCAGGAGAACACAACGCTCGCTAAGTTCGTCAGGAACCTCGAATCACGAATTTTCTCTCAGCTTTCCCGCGACTTGGCCGAGAGCCTGTTCAACTCAGAAACAGGCGGGTCAGGCGGAGTGTTTGACCTTGAAGGCAATCAGATCAGCTTTATCAACACGGGGACGGAAATTATCCTCACAGTGGCTGATACAGATGGGGGGATAACAGAAATCCGTATTCCCGTTGGGTCTTTCGGTATTTGCAGTACAGACGAGTGCGGCATCTAGTCTTATGCTTAGTGGTGCTGTTAACCGGGTGCGCAAGTGTTAATTCGGCGCGTGACTGCGCGAGCATCAGTAGAGATTACGTAAACGAAAACGGCTTTGACGCCAACGACTGTCCTCGCGGCCCGAGGATAGAGCGTCCCACACTCAGGGATCTTATTGATCTGCCCATGCCTCGGCAGAAGGCTGTCGTAAGTGTTTACAGCTTTCTTGATTTGACGGGTCAACGCGCCACTGCCGATAATATGGCGCTGTTCAGCACGGCTGTTACCCAAGGCGCAGACTCGTTTCTCATTGATGCCCTGCTCTCTGCGGGGGATGGAAAGTGGTTTTTAGTGGCAGAACGTGGTGATTTGGATGCCCTCACCAGAGAGCGGCAGCTTATTATCTCCACCCGTAATAGCTACGATGGCGAAGGGGCCAATCAGCTAGAACCTTTATTATTCAGTGGGTTAATTATGTCAGGGGGAATTATCGGGTATGACACCAATTTAAGTTCTGGCGGAATAGGAGCCCGATACCTTGGAATTGGCCTGAACACACAGTACAGACTTGATGAAGTCACAGTGGCCCTGAGGACGGTTCTGGTGCAGACAGGGCAGGTTTTATTAAACGTGATAACCACAAAGCAAGTTTATTCTACAAGTATTGGTGCAGATGGCTTTAGGTTCACAGAAAACGGCACCGAGCTTTTTGAACTAGAGGCTGGGGTAGCAAGGAATGAAACAGCCACTTATGCCACAAGAAGTGCTATCGAAGCCGCAGTTTATGCCATAATTGTGGAAGGTATTGAGAAAGACTTGTGGGATTATCAACCACAAGAGGAGGCGTCTAATGCAGGCTCTGATAATTAAATGTGCAGCGGCTTATCTTTTATTGTTGTTTGGGCTGGCTTATATGGTATCGGCTTATGGGGCTAATAACTCGATATATATAACCCAGAGCGGCGGGTCATCAGCCCTCACAATGAACATCGACCAGATAGGAAACTCCAACGTAGTGGGAACTACCTCTGCTCGAGTGTCCTTGGCAGGTACAGGTATGACCGTTGATGTGGATCAGGTGGGGGACAGCAATGTTATAGCGGCTACCGTGGCGCAGGGAAACAGTAGTTCTTTCACGCTGAGAAGTACCGGGGACTCAAATACCCAGACACTTGCAGTTGGAGGGACTGGGGATACTGCTGGCAGTGATTTCGATTTCGCCGCGACGGGGGACTCCAATGTCCTAGCCTTTACTCAGGGAGCGGCAGCAACCGCGACTTCTGGGAACACCGATATCGTCATCGCCGGAACGAGCAATAACCTGAATCTGGTTAGTGAGGTAGTTGGTGGGACCAATAACTGGGACGTAGACGGTGATAGCAATGATATCGACACGACCCAGACCGGGAACGCAAACCACAGCATTACGGCTGACATAACGGGAAATACAAATAATATTGATATCGACCAGACCAACTCCGGCGGCAGCACTTCTGGCATAGTGGACATAGTTGCCATCACGACCGGCGGTCTGATAGACATTGACCAATGTACAAGTGGCTGCTGATATTCCTGCCCCTTGCAGCTAATGCGCAGGTTGGGGCTATTTCGGAGTTGCGTGGTGTTGGTGAAGTTTTACGCCAGAACACAGATGATTCTCTGGTAGCTGAGTTACAACTGGGTATTGCCAGTATGGACAACGTGCGTACTGGCAATGGGCGTTTAGCTATTCAGTTTCTTGACGATAGCGTAGTACGGCTAACTGAGCGTTCCAGTGTTGTAATAGACGAATACATTTTTGACCCGGATCCCTCCCAGTCTCGCCTTGCGCTCAATATGGCTTCCGGGACTGCCCGGTTCCTTACCGGAGCTCTGGGACGTATAAACCGTGAAAATATCAGCATCCGTACTCCTGTGGCCACGATTGCTATACGGGGGACGGATTTCACCACGACTGTGGATGAGATCGGTCGGTCACTTGTTATTCTGCTACCAGATGAGAATGGTTTATCCAGTGGGGAGATTGTGGTTACTTCTATGGCCGGAGAGGTTGTGATGAATGAGCCTTTTCAGGCGACTATGGTGAGTGTGTCGGAAACCCCACCCACTCCTCCTGTGTTACTACAGAATATGACGCTCGGATTTATAGATAACCTGCTTATTGTTAACCCCCCGGACGAAGTACAAGAGGCCGTTGATGAGCAGGCCAGTAGCCCTACTAATATTCTTGATGTGGATCTTCTGGAGGAGACGGAACTCGATGAGAATGAACTGGATGAGGATGAGCTTGAAGATGAAATCGGCCGCTTGGATATAGATCTTCTGAATGTGGATTTCCTGACCGACCTGCTTGCGGTTATAGAAGTATCGGCTACTAAGAAAGATGCTCAGGCGTCAGAGATTGACGGGGTAAAGCTGGAGGGCATTCTTGCTGGTTTTGACCAGCAGAACCAGACTTACACATTCGTCGAGGGTGAGGTGCTTATAATCTATAGAAGCGTTGAGAACACCTTTGACCTTGAACTCGACAAGGCCAATGCCTATAACATATCGGTGCTGACGGCGGGTAAGGCGCTGGACATCACGGTGAACGGCGGGGGAGAGAATGCGATTTATATTAATCAGTCTCCTTAGCCTGCCCGTTTTTGCAGCAGATAACTCTGTTGAGATAGACCTGAAAGGCAACTCCAGCATCTACATTGACCAGATCGGATCGGGTAATACGGCTCC